TCTTGCTGCTATATCGCCACGCAGTAATCCATCAAGATTAAAACGTGTACAATAAGTGTACTTTTCTGCCTCAAAAAATATCTTCCTATTAAACTCTGCCTCTATTGTTTCACACAATGGCATTATTGTATAGTTTACAAACATCTGGCTAAGTTGCTCCATGTTGCCAAATGTTGCCTTTTCCATATCTTCTAATAAAACACCAGGAACACCAGTTATACGAGCAATGTCAGAGATAGTAGCTTTCTTTGTTTCGTTAAATGCTGCATCGGCAGGATTAAGACCTACTTTTTGAAAGTCCATGCCTTCCTCTAAAATAGCAGTACCTCCAGCGTTTTGACTTCCACCAAAAGCACGGTTAAAGCTACCTTTTAATCTATCGTATGCCTCGTTTGTTAATCTTCCAGGATGTTTTAAAACACCGTTTAGATGCGCTCCATTTTTGTAAAAGTTAGCACCATAATTTCTATTAGCTAAAGCTAACCCAAAGTTGTCACGGTGAACGTCTGGCACTAACAAAGCCTTAACACCATCCCACGCAAGGTTAGGTATATAGATGATATTGTCACCTCTATATGTCTTGTTATTTTCCTTATTTTTAAATATCAATTCATTCCTACTATTATATCCTAATTCCATTTTGGTAGGATTTAAAATAGTAAGGCTGTTTATTCTTGTAGTTATGCTATTCCTATTGATGGCTGCGTAAAATGCACCATGAGCCAAGTAATGCAAAACCATTGTTTTATAAAAAGTGTGTGAGGTATATAACTCCGATGGCTCTCTTGCTATTATTTTGTAGTTAGGATGTTCGGTTGCAATTCTTGTGCCACCATTATCCAATTTTTCTATAATGTCAAAAGGAATAGATGCAACAACACCTCCAAGTATTTGTGTAGCACGGTAAAATGCAGGAAGACCTATTATTGAATATTCATCTACTGCAACACCAGCTGCAGATCCTCTTTGAAATAATGCGCCTAATGTATCACCGTTTATTGGTGTACTTGGATTTTCTATACTTCCACGAGTATTAGAAAAAAAAGACCGCATGGTGTTAACTATACCCATGCGGCAAATATAAACCAGATTAGTATGAAGTAATGGAGTTATGGTAACATCTTAAACAAAGCGCACCATCATATAATTGCTTTTTGCTTTTCGAAAACTTTCGTAGGTCTTATATTTCTCATCCAATCCAAACTCATCTCTTTCCTCTTCCAATTTTATCCATGCCTCTTGATGTGTACGACATTCTCCGGATAACTCGTAAAACCTATGAAAATATCCGCTTGTTGAATTAATTTGTCTAACCTGTTGAGCGTACTCATGCTTTGCCATTAATTTTTCCATAATTAAAAGGTTTTTATTTTAATTAGGTACATTTTATAACATTAACAATCCTCCTTCCCTTTCCTTGCCCTCGTATATTGTTGGTCTATCTCCTTGCATTATCTGTGCGTAGGCCATAACCATCGCTACCGCTCCATCTACCTTCTCTGTACTCTTCGCTTTATCTATTTTAATATTGCCAGCAGGATCTAACCGCAACATTACATTGCTCATCATCCATTCTAACACTGGATTGCCATCGTGTGTAATTTCATGAGATAAAAACAATTTTTCTACCTCCTTGGTTGGTGCAGACATAGAAATAAAGCCTTGACCAAATGGTTTCATTGTTGCGCCATCATTTGTTAATTGGATAACAAGCTGCGAGGCATTCCATCTGTCAAAACAAATGCACTCTATTTTATACTTGGCGGTTATTTCTATTACTTTATTCTTTATAAAATCATAATCCGTTACGTTACCATCTGTCATAGTTAAATGTCCATCCTGTTGCCATTGCAGATAAGGTACACCATCACTAAGCGATCTTTCTCTCACATTGTCCTCTGGGCAAAAGTAATAAGATTTTATGTGTGGTTTAGATAAACCTTCTTGCACCGGAAAACAAAGTACCAATGCGCAAATGTCACGCGTAGATGCCAAGTCTAATCCAGCAAAGCATTTTTTATTATACAGCGTAGCATCATCAATAAATAACCTTGTTGCATCAATGTAAGACTGGGAAATCCAAACGGAAGATGTAGATGTCCATACGTTTAGATTCTTGGTCATGAATTGTATCTGCTTTGACGCTCCCTCATTCAATGCTTTTTGGAATTGGTCATCCATGTAGCTAATGTACGGAGTTACACCAAGATTAGGATTAGATTTCGTCCAATTCTTTTTATCCTGCCAGTCGTCGCCTTCATCTAAGCAAAATAATAATGGAAATACAGATTCATCCACCTTTCTCTTTTCCAAAATATCAATCATTACCTTCCTATACAAATAACAAGGACTTTCCCGATTAAAGCCAGCAGTGGTAGTAATCAGCAGTAATGGTTGTATTCTTGAACCCATGCCAGTCTCCATCACATTTATAACGTCTGAATTTTTATGCGCGTGAAATTCGTCAATGCAACAAAAACTGGGATTTAATCCATCTAAAGTATCAGCATCAGATGAAACTGATTCAAATTTAGAATTAGTCGTAGGTACATTACAATTATACTTTAAAACATTAACCAACTTGTTAAATGTTTTAGAATCATTCTTTAAATTCTTTAAAAATACTTTAGCCGTATCAAAAGCTATCCTTGCCTGGTCACGAGTAGTTGCAGCAGTGTACACCTCCGCTCCAGTTTCATTGTCCAACAGGAAACAATAAACTGCAATCGCAGCTGCTAACTCCGTTTTGCCATTCTTCCTGGCAATCTCAAGGTAAGCCTTGCGGAATCGTCTGCCACCAGTCTTTTTCTGCCATCCAAATAATACTTTGATAAAAAACTCTTGGAAAGGTTGGATGTTAAATCGCTGCCCAGCAAACTCTCCCTTGGTGTGTCGGAGTGCAGAAATAAAGGAGAAAGCCCTGGTTGCCTTCTCCTCTGAAAACACATACTCCCAATCGTTATTTTTTAAATCAGCTAAATGCCTGTCAACTGCCAGTTTTGCATAGTTGCCTAATATTAAACGCCCCGATACAACATCCTCAATAAACTTCATTTAGGTGTTTTAATTTCTATAGCAATAAATCTAAATAGAAAAAGAAAGCTAACAAAGCCAACTGCCTCTAAGTAATCAATAAAATCAAACCAAAAGAATTTTACAAACAACCAATTCCATAAATAGTAAAAAGGAACGGCTAAACCTGTGACCATTATACTCATAACGATGATAAAGGTCAATGTTTCAAAAATGCCTTGTTTCATTAGTTCATTTTTAAAAGTTTAGCTATCTCGTCATCCTCATCTTCGTTACTATCTCTAAAGTAGTCCAATTTTAAACGGCTGCCCGGATCAAGTCCTAAACTCTTGCTAATCTCCAAAAACATATCCATACTTTGCTTAAATGCAGTCCATTCGGCACTTACCTGCCTTGCACCGTTTGGATGCACCATAACTGCACCGGCAACTGCAAGAACCTCGGCATTATAAAGTAGATGACCAATGGCACGCGTAGCAATGCTCAAAAAAATGTCATCAACGTCCTTGCTTGCCTTGTGGGCTTGTAAGTGTTCTTTTAATTTCTCATAAATCTTTACCTCGTCCTCATTCAGTTTTAGCAATGACCTGCCGACTGGGCTACCAGAAAAGGATTTGATACGGGAAGGTATCAATGTACCTTGAAGTTCTTTTGTTTTCAATGACTTTGCTCTCATTTATTTTGCTTTTTTATGCTTTGGTTAAACCCCCCTTTTGGAGATTGAATTAATGTCTTCTTTTCTGCACAGTACGATGTTTGGGCTTTCGAGGTAATTCCTTCCCTCCCCCGGTCTCTCTCGCCTCTCCGACCTTGTCCGCTCGTTCTCCTCATGCTCCTCCTTGTTGTTCCATGCTCCTCTTCCTCTGCACCTGCTGTGCCAGCCATGTCACGACGTCTGCCTTGTCCTTCGGTAGTATCTTTGCGTCTGCATCCATGTAGATAGGCACAGGTGCAACAGATGTCTTCTCCAGTATTGACTTAGTATCATGACAAGACTTACATAGTGCTAAAAGGTTGCCTAAGTTATACATACTACCACCTCTTGTAATAGGTATCATGTGGTCAACACATCCCTTATAATCACCTGGTGTTATGTCAACCATCTCACCTAATACCAAGCACACCTCACACAATGGATTGGCACGTCTATAGTTTACGCTAACCTTCTGCCATGCGTTATTGTAGCTACCTTGTTCACCAGATGGTGTGCGCTGCATCTTAGCCTTATGTATGGTACTACCTATTCCCTTGCTTATGTATGGCATCTATAGTCCTTTTAGTATCTTGTATCGCTGCTGATTAAGTAAGTCTATGTGTAACACCTCATTAAGATACTTCCTTCCATCCTTAACGAGAGATAGCTTATTAATGTTGCCAGCTATAATAGCTAATACAAGGTCAAAAAACTGGTGAGGTGTATCGTAACACATTACACCAGGTATATTAAACTCCTTAAAGTAAACATCTGCTAATACTGGCATACCATTCGCTAAACATTCAATAGCAAAGATATTAGACTTACTCTCATTAAACTCATTTCTTACTAATGGATAGTAACCATAGTCACCTTCTATTCTTTGCATGAATGTAAAATAGATAAACATACTATTCCATTCGACAAAGTTAGCCTTCTTGCTAAAGTCGTACATCATGAACTTTGGCATACCAAAGAAAGTAAACTCTGTGTCTAACTCCATGGCCTTGTTAAGCTGCTCCTTTATGGTATGTAAGTCAGCAAAGTGTGTACTGCCACCACGCCAAACAAACCTTGGAGGATTATGCTGCTCTTCTACCTTTGTCATAGGTAGGTCAGTAGGTGACCATCCATTGGGAATAACAAACATAGGCTTATCATGGCTCAAAGGTTTATATAAGTCATATAGCTTTTGAGTAGATACTATAATAACATCAGCAAATATAAATGTGTCTTGTATTTGCTTTTGTACTTGAGGATTGCTAAAGTATGCAGAGGCAGGATTATCTTCTGGAACATTCAATAAATGATCGTCAAAGTCAATTATAACAGCCTTTCCCATTCGCTTTGCATCTGCCATGATACCAAGGGATGCAGTGGAATTAGGACGCTGAATAATTACTATATCAGTATTATAGATGTCATACCAGGCTGCCTTTTCTTGTTGGCAGATAACTAATTCAAATTTCTTTTGCAATGCAAGACGAGAGAAAGGGCCTATCGTCCTGTAGTAATCAGTCGCTTGACTCTTAGAAGATGTAAAT